TACGAAAAAAAACAAAAAGTGGATGATAGACATTGATTGATTTAGAACCTTTAAAGGATAGAATTAAATCCCACGAAGGTTATCGTGATACAATTTATTTAGATACAAGAAATTTTAAGACGATAGGATACGGACACCTTTGCAGAAAGGATGAGGTATGGATAGAAGATAAGCGGTATTCTAGGAAGGAACTCGAAAAGGTATTCGAGTATGATTTTCGAAAAGCGGTTGGTCAAACAGATGCTTTACTAAAATCAGAACTAAATGTTACAAGTAATTCTTTTAACAAGGATGCGTACTTTGTGCTGATAGAAATGACATTCCAGCTTGGAATAGGAAATTTAAAAAAATTTAAGAGAATGATCTCTGCCCTTAAGAACCGAGATTGGCGGTTGGCATCACAAGAAATGGTTTCTTCCCGATGGGCAAATCAAACTCCGAAGAGAGCAAGATTTTTGGCAAATGTTATGTCCGAAATAAATGAAGAACAATCAGCTAAAGTATAAGGGGAAGTGCAGAAATGAAATATTATGCAAGTCCTCATTATTGGTGATTCACATATAGATGACAGCCAAAGTTTAGACAGATTTACTGCTCTTGGCAATTTCATCGTAGATAAACAACCTGAATACATCGTTTCTATAGGCGATTTTATTACCCTTAATTGCCTTTCTGCGTGGGATAGGGATAATCGGGCTACTCTAGAGAATCAACGATACTACAAGGAAGTTTTAGCGGGAAATAAGGCAATGAATTTGCTGGAACATCCAATCAATAAGTATAATAAAAACAAGAGAAGTAAGAAGTATCAGCCTAAAAAGTATTACCTTATGGGAAACCACGAAGATAGGCTGACAAGATACCTCATTAAAGATCCCACCTTTGAAGGACAAATCAGCATCGAGGCCAATTTAAACCTCAAAAAAAGGGGGTGGCGTGTCGTACCATATAAATCTCACATCAATATTAACGGCATATCATTTACCCATATCCCGATTGCGGGGAATGGTAGTCCAATTTCGGGGGTTAATGTATGTAGGAAGGCACTCAATCTATACTCTAATTCGGTCATATTTGGCCATACACATCAATTTAATGTCGAGAATATGTTTAGGCACGGGGCGAAGCATTTAATCCAAGCATTGAATGTAGGATGCTTTTTTGAGCATACCGATCCCTATGTAGAAGGGGCGGTAACACACTATTGGCGGGGGATGATTATGTTAAATTGTGTAAGAAGAGGCCAATTCGACCTTGAAACTATTTCTCTTCCTTCTTTGAGGAAATTATATCTTTGACTTTTTCTAGGTATATCACGGCATCAAGTAACTCTTCTTGTGCGTGAGAGATCCAAGAAAACAGAGATTTTTTTGAGGTTTCCATAGTGTTGCCGTACTTTACTATGCCTTTCTCCGACCTATGAGCCATACGATTGAGTATTCTTTGAACAACTTTGTCCTTTGTGTGAGCAAAGGGGCGAAGTAACTCTACTCGCCCCCCGCCTTTACCTTTATCATCCACAGCTAAAATTTAACTCCCATAAAGTAATCACAAAAGCCATTAACGGAGCAGTAATGTTGGCATCGTACATCCCTCCCTTTGCGAAAGACAATTTTACAGCCTTTGCCTTCCACAAGTCCTTCATTTTTTAGATACTGTAGAGCTAACTCTTTCGTATCTAGAACCCGCTTTGCTTTTGCAAGACCATCCTTATAGACAGCCCATTTATCGCTTTTTGCCCACCTTTCAGTAGGGGTACATAAAGGCAAACTCTTTGATCTTTCCGCATCTTGATGGAACTTGATCCTAGTTTTTATGTAGGATTCTTGCTCATCGGGTGTCCATCTTCTAATCGGAATCATCATAACTTGGTCTTTAGGATAATCATTGCTTGTTTCTACTTTGTGCATAGACCAATCTCTAGCAATGGCTAGGATGTTCAAGGATCTAACCTTAATTTCCTTGCCGTGCATCGTTAATTTGTTTTGGTTTTTACGGCAAAGAAAATCAAGAACATTCAACTGATTATCCCAATCAGCCTTACCTTCCTTTAAAGCATTAATAATTTGATAAACAGATGTAACCTTAAAGTCCATCAATCTGCCTTCTTTTTCAAGAAGATCAAACTGACCGCTTAAAGTCCACTCATTAGTAATGTCTTTATCCCTATAAAACAGCCTTTTTTCAACAATATCCTTATGACCTCTCTTTGATCGCTGAAGGATATGATGAACATTCGTGCCTAGAAGGGAAAAGATTTGATCGGAAACATCCTTCTCTAACAAATCCCAATTCCTCATCTCCAACACCCTAATTCTAGGCGGTTGAATGATCCTTGTAGCAGTAATGTTAGAGCCTTTCGGCTGATAAGGATCATTAGTAACCGCCCTTACAATAGATGCGGGAAGATTGTTTCTATTGGTGTACTTCATTAAAATGGTATATCATCTAGATCGTCATCTCCACCCGCAGATTCCGTTCCGTTATCTTCCTTCTCAATGCCCTCAAATTCCTTCGCCCTTAAAATTATATTCCTAATTCCTTCGGACAACTGATTAAAGGCCTCTTTCTTGCCGTTCTGATAGTCATCAACAGCAAATGATAAGGAAGGGGTAATTTGTTCAGCTATTTCCGTACCTTTTGGCAAAGGCATAAGAGAGCCGACTTTACTCTTTCCGTTATTTCCCTCAATAACATTCAGCATACAAGGTACACCGAGCAGTTTGGTAATGTCAAAGCCTTGCTTTTCCTTTTCAGTAAAGGCACGGCCTCTCCAAGATGTTAAATCTATCCCTAAATTAGACTTTTCGTGAAGAGATAGAGTATAAAATTTACTTATCGTTAATGGTTCAGTAGTATCTTCTTTCAATTCTGAAGGTAATTCCCAAATTACTAGAACTTGCCTTCTCCAACTGATTTCCCCATTAAAGTTTGATTGTTGCGTACCAAGATCAACTACCTTGATGCAACGGGCATTATAAGTACCAGCTTCAACTTGCTTGAAGCCACCACTCCCGCCCCCACTAGCTATTATGCTTGTCATATTTTACTCCAATTTTAACTAAAGTTAATCAGTACACAAAGGTACTACACAAATCAAGTATTTTGTTGATAAAAGTTAATCTAAATGCTAATAAAACCTTGTGGAAAAGCATAGGACATTGGCAGAAAAAAGGCGAGATGAAATAGTATCTAGATATGGGGGTAGAAACCTTGCTAGGATACTAGGTATATCCCATCCCGCAGTTTCAAAATGGAAGATCATTCCACCATTAAGGGCTTTTCAGATAGCAAACTTGGGGGATTACAAAATGGAGTATATTCGCCCAGACTACGACTTTTCGCCTTCGGTTTAGGCGAGTTGGAAACGGGGAAAAAACTTACATAGGATTTCCTCCGTTAAAATTCCCCGTTTTCCAACAATCTGTTATGGCATTGCCATAGCATTGCCATAGCATTGCTAGAAATTCGCTATGCGATTTTATCCCCTTCATCTTCACCTTCACCTTCACCTTCTATTTCACCTTCATACAAGATAACACTAGACAGCCCTCTCAACTTTTGGTAAGAAAAATATAAATTAACTTTTGTTAAGAAAGGAAATCTTATGTATGTTGACAAACTTGAAATTATTTCGATAGGAACAAAATACATTAAAAACAAGGAAAAGAAAAACCAAGTGATAAATCATCATTGCTGTGATGATGGTATTCTTTTAAAGAAAATTATACCGCTTATAGATGCTTATGATGATGCACATCACGAAACACAGAGCAATGTAACAATAACTGTTGAATTTAGAACCGAATGAGAAGATCAAAATTTGACGAACAAAGCCCCGCTTTCCAATTTTACGCAAGTGATTGGATTAGTGATCCAAGAAGGTTGAAAATGCCTTTGGAATCGCAAGGGGCTTATGTCCTTCTCTTCAGCCATTGTTGGATCAGTAGGCTTATTGAGTTTGATTTTGAGATTATGTCCAAAATGTGTAATTGCCGATTAGAGAAGATACAGAAGATATGGCCTACAATAGAATTTATGTTTGAAAAGAAAATAATCAGTAACAAGGAATTTCTTATCTGCATTGAGGCGGAAGATGAGAGGCGGGAACAAGCCTTGAATAGAAAAAAAAGATCAAATGCGGGTAAAAAGGGGGCTGATGCCCTATGGAATAAGAGGAAAGAATAATGGAACTATGTTGTAAATGCAATGGTTGTGCTGATGCCAAGACCAAGTACGGAAAACTTTGGTATTGCTACGATTGTTTTAGAATTAAATTCTGCACTTTTGATAAAAAGAAAAAATACAGAAAATGGTTTGTTTGGAGTACGAAACCAATTAACGAGAAACCATTTTAATGAGCCATATTTGTGCAACATTGTTGGTTTTATGCTCTTTTTTCTCCAATACTCCGAGCATTTACTTGGAAATTAGTAATGATAGTACCGAGCAAGATATGTTCATATACCAAATTTCAGAATGTGCTGTTGAATGGAACGCATACTATACTGAACCCGAAAAAAGAATACCTATTAATCTAGCTGTTGGAATATCAGCCCACGAAAGCGGATGGGGAACAAGTAGATTTGTATTAGAGGGAAATAACTATTTTGGAATTAAGACAAATAGTGAAGATCCCGATATGTATATGACACCAAAAAAGAACAAGAAGGTTAAATTGGCCAAATATCATTCAATTTGTGATTCCGTATTTGGCTTTATGGATTTGCTGACGGAAAATAAAAAATACAAGTTTTTTAGAGAAGAACTGACTAGACAATGGTTTTTAAATGAAATTGATTACGATAAATTGATTAAAACCCTACATAAATATTCAAAGGATAAATCTTGGTCAATTAAAGTGTTAAAAATAATAGGACAATTAAATGGTTAAAAAAGAAGAAGATCAAACCATTGGTTCTGCTATGGGAATTGAAAGCAACAGCCATTGTGAAATATTTTTAAATGGATTTGGCGATACCCATAGCTTTCAAACTTTTGATGATAAAGGCATAAATAGGTCATTGATAAGGCAATTTCACGGCACTTTCAGAGAACATAAGGACAGCCTTGCTGACTTAAATAGAAAAGGGGCGGGAATATTCTTTACAGTTAATCAAACGGACTTGAGGGGAAGAACGACACAAAATGTACACAAAGTTAGAGCAGTATTCATTGATCTAGATGGTTCTCCCTTGCCCAAAGAATTTGAGTTAGAGCCTCAATTCATTCTAGAAACTAGCCCCAAGAAATATCATTGCTATTGGTTGGTAAGTGATATGCCTTTGAAAACATTTCCATTATACCAAATAGCATTGGCGGAAAAGTTTGATAGTGATCCAAAAGTCAAGGACTTGCCTAGAGTAATGAGGGTGGCGGGATTTAATCATTATAAGAAAACACCATTTCCCATAAAATTAATACAAGTATCTATGATGGATGCCTATAAGATGGAAGAGATTAAAAATGCCTTTGATTTAAAAAGGCCGATGATAAGGCATACTCAAACAAATTATACTCCATCTATGTATAAGGGTAAATATACGGGAACTTTACGATATGGGATGTCTGAAGGGGATCGTCATTCAGCATTGGTTAAAATGCTTATTGCTATTAGAATGAGGGGCGAAACTTTTGAATATGCCAAGAATGAGGCAATACAGTTTGCTAGAGGATGTAATCCGCCTGAAAACGAAAATGAGGTTTTGTTTCAGTTAAGCGACATTTGGAAAAGATATGGAACTACGGGATTATCAAGTTAAAGGCATAGAAGATATGCGGTATTGGATCAAGGCGGGTAAGAGAAAACTGCTGTTGGTTTCCCCTACGGGTTCGGGAAAGACTGTTATCGCATCCTCTATGATAGAAAAGGCTGTAGAAAAGGGAAAATCTTGCTTGTTTGTGGCTCATAGACGGGAATTAGTGATGCAATGCTCTAGAAAACTATCTGATTTTGACATTTCACACGGAATAATTATGGCGGGTAAAAGCCCCAACAATATGACGAATGTTCAAATTGCCTCAATTCAAACATTTGCTAGAAGAAGGGATCGGGATGATTTTATAAAACCACTTGCTGACCTTATTATTCTAGACGAGGCTCATCGTAGTGTTACAGATTGTTTTAAGAATATGATTGAGGACTATCCCAATGCCATTATCATTGGATTAACAGCGACACCTTGCAGAAATGACGGAAGGGGGCTTGGTAATTTATATGAGGAATTGGTTGAATGTGGCAATATTAGGACACTAACAAGGCAAGGCCACCTTGTTCCCAATAGGATTGTAGCCCCCACTATTCCCGATTTACAAGGGATTAAAATGATGGCGGGGGATTATGATAAATCAGATTTAAACAAAAGAATGAATAGGGTTAAGCTGATAGGCGATATTGTTACCCATTGGATAAAATACGGGGAAGATAGATCTACTGTTTGTTTCGCTACATCCATAGCCCACTCAAAGCATATTGCATCAATTTTTAATGATAACGGGGTTAAAGCGGGGCATATAGACGGAGAAATGCCCGAAACTGAACGAGAAGAGCAATTAGAACTGTTGAATGATGGCAAAATTAAGGTTTTATCTAACTGTATGGTTCTAACGGAAGGTTGGGATCAGCCGAAGGTATCTTGCATCATTGTGGCAAGACCAACAAAATCATATCCATTGTATCTTCAAATGATCGGCAGAACTTTAAGGCCTTACGAGGCAAAATTGAATACATTAATCATTGACCACTCTGGTTGTGTCTATGAACACGGATTCCCAGAGGATGTGCCTAATTGGGAATTGAAATCGGGTAGCAGAAAAAGAAGAAATAGAAAAAAAGAGCCGATTGAAATTGAAAAACAGCCTATTACTTGCCTAGAATGTCATACTGTTTATGATCCTAGAGAAGATGGAATAGAATGTCCTAACTGTAATTGGATTCCTACAAAGAAGGCTAAAATTGTCTTAATTAGGCAAGGTAGATTGGTGGAAATGCCTAAAATCAAGCCTAGCACTACCGATAAAGGCAATTTTTATGCCCAATTATTGTATTACTGCAAACAAAAGGGATACAAGGAAGGTTGGGCTAGTCATAAATTCAAGGAAAAGTTTGGCCATTTTCCTCATTCCAAGCAAGTTATTCCCGTAGCTACGGGAAAAGAGGTAATGAATTGGATTATGCACTTGAATATCAAGATGGCTAAATCAAAGAAATTTAACGATGTGAGGGTAAATGTTTGATGACATACTAGAACAGAAGATGCACAAGATAAGAGAACTTGGCAAACAACACGCAAGATACAGAAAAATACGGCTTTACTTACAGCATTATAGAAAAATCCTTTTAGCAACACTTATGAAGGAAAAAATGTTAAACTCCAATACGGGCAAGATGGACACAGCCGTAGCCCAAGATCGAGAGGCTAGGGTTGATCCGAGATACAAACAATTACTTCGAAGATGGGCTATGGCGGAAGAACAAGAATTAAAATATGCTTGGGAAAAGAAAATGTTTGAAATGAAATTTGACGAATGGAAAACGGGAATGATTAATCAAACTATTGAAGCTAAAAAATATGGTGTATAATATTTTTACCGCTAGGGTTGTTCGACAGCCCGAAGGCATCAGCATATCCCCTAGCGGTCTATGGCCAAGAAATTAACAGTAAAGCATCAATTTGATAAATTCCAAGTTTGGTGGGAAGATGCAACATCCCATAATGAATGGGCTGAAATTGAGGATGCCAAAAAGAATACACCTTCAATCTGTTTCACGGAAGGTTTCCTTCTAACTAAAAATTCCAAATGGCATACTTTCTTTATGTCAATAACGGGGGATGAGATAGGCGAACAAATGATAATCCCGACAAAGAACATCAAGAAAATTAAAAAGATAGACACCATAAAATTTTACAAGCAAGACTTTGAATATGATAATTATTAAATGCCATCCAAAAAAGAAAAAGACCATATGGAAAGGATCGCATCCTTTGGCTGTATTATTTGTCATCTACTTGGTTATGAGGAATCACCAACGGAACTACACCATATCCAAGAGGGTAGGATGGGCAAAAGATCTTCCCATTTTAAAGTCATTCCTCTTTGCCCGAAACACCACAGAATAGGAAAAGAATCCTATCACTATTCCCCCAAGAATTTTGAGGAAAAATGGGGAACTCAAGAAAAACTATTGGAAAAAATCTTAACCTATGTTAATAAAGAATAACATTTCTATTGAGAATGTAAGAGCCAAAATCTATTCCTTAATAGTAGCTCTTACGAGGCGATATAATGCCTTTGAGAAATTTATGTAATAGGGATTAGGGAGTATTGGTGGCAAAAAATAAGCATACCACCTTACTCCCGCTAGTTATTATGAACGATAAAACAACAAATCAATTTGCCCCCGATTGCTATAGTCAATCAAAGCCTAAATCAGAAAAGGTTTTAAAGCACATTAAATGTATGAATTATCAAGAATGTAAGAATATGTTGCATAGTCAAGGCAACCATCATAGGCTTTGTTGGGAATGTGGAAAGAAGGATGTTCCTATTTCACACAAGATAGTTTTTTGATTTACTCTTTGATAGGAATATGTAATTGTTCAGATTATATTATTTTAAGTGCTTCTTTCTTACTTAAAATATTTAGTTTAAGGGCTAGATTTGCCTTACACACTCTAGCCCTTCCACCTCGACCATAAAGCCTAGCATCGAGGTCTTTTTGCTGTTTATCCCAACCAACTATATCGCATAAAGCATATAGTATATCGAGATTGTTAATGCCCCAACAGTAATCCATAATACTGCCGTTGCTATCGGTTAGTGTATTTTTATAATCACTAAAATCCGAGTAATGCTTTCGGGCAAATGGAACAACAAACTCTTCGGGTAATCCTATGTCTACAATGTATTCATAAACTTTGAACACCCCGTGTCCATCGCCTTCAAGTTTATCAAAGTTCTTTTTGAGAGCCTTGATAATTTCTTCTTTAAGTTCCTTATCCCTTCTTTCTTGGTAAAATTTTTTGTATTCCGCATAGGAATATTTATAAACCTTACCATCGGGATCGGTTACTTGTATCGGTTTTTTAGGCATAAATACCTACCTTTCCCCGAACATTACATATTCACTATTCAAAGAGCAGTACCTACTCAAAACTTATGAAGATTTTTTTGGTACAGCCCCTATTGTACCACACCTTTTTTTTCAACTTGTCGTGTTCGCTTGTTGTTCCGAAATTTTTTGAAGCTGTGTTTGGGAAAAAAAAATTTATTTTCTACTTTTGCTTGTGGATAACTTTTCTAGAATTTTCTGATTTTTGTATTTTTATTGGCGGAATACTAGGAATAATATCAGCCCAATGATTCTTTTTCCGTTTGAATTGGCCTTTGCCTTTTCTATGTTTCGTGTAAATTGGTAGATGCGGTTTAAGTGTACTCATAACTAAAGTTAATAAAGATTATTAATATTAATGCAATAAAAAACTAGCCCCGAAGGGCTAGTGATATTCGATAATTATTATGATTGTCATAACAACTCCCTATTTTATGATTTTTTCCTTTTTCAAGGCTTTTTCTAGGCCTTTTGGTACTTCTATGAATAATTTGCAATTACTAGGAAACTTGGAACTTTTTATTTCCTTGTAATTCCTATTTTTAATATTTTCAAACCAATCGCTACTTGGATATTGTTTTTTGTTTTTCTTTTCCATATTTATAATAATAGTAAAATTTCTAGAGATTCAACACCTCAACAAAATAAAATGATCCAAATGAAAAAAAATTCAAGTTTATATGTGAATAAAAAACCCCCGCATAAGCGGGGGCTGAAAAAAGAACTATTAAAAGTAGTATAATAGAAAATAGATCATAATGCTACAAACTAGGCAAGATATGAATATTTCCGCCAATTCCCGCCTACTCATCGGGTTCTATGCTTTCGCCACATTCTAAAGCCCTTTGCCTAGCTTGTGTATTGTCTTGCCCGAATATGTCGGGATTATACTTTTTTTTCTTCTCTTCCTCACAATCTTCACAAACATAACCGCAAGAACA